ATGAATGCAAAGACAACCCTAATCTTGAATCAGTGATAACTAACATACACGATTGGTGGCAACAAGCACCAATAGTGTCGAGATATTTACACACTGACCTAATCGACGAATGGCCTGATCCTTGGGAATTGATTGCCGAAAACACCTATTGCAGCCTTGCAAAGTGTTTGGGAATGTGTTATACTGTTTGTATGTTAGATAGGCAAGATATACACAACCTTTGTATATCAAAAGTTAAAAATAATGATTATATAGTCCAAGTTAACAATGGATTATATACAATGAATTGGAACGTGGATAGTGTAGTAAATATGACACTTGAAGATAAAAGTAAAATAACCAAGAACATAGACTCTGCTGTGTTTGTAGACAAGATTCGATAGAAAGGCCCCAAATGACAATACAGGTAACCAAACGAGACGGAAGTAAAGAACCATTGGATATTGATAAACTACACAAAGTGGTTTGGTGGGCAACAGAAAACATAACAGGCGTAAGTGCAAGTCAGGTAGAAATCAGCAGTAATGTACAGTTCTATGATGGAATTACCAGCACAGATATACAAGAAACACTTATTAAAAGTGCTGCAGATCTTATATCAGAAGAAACTCCTAACTATCAATTTGTAGCAGGTAGACTTATAAGCTATCATATTAACAAAATGGTTTATGGCGAATTCAAACCTTGGCATGTTTACAAATTGGTTAAAGAAAACGTAGAACGTGGATTCTATGATCCTGAGCTACTTACAGAATACACCGAAGAAGAATGGAACACTATTGACGGTTGGATAAAGCACGATCGTGATGAACAACTTACCTATGCGGCCATGGAACAATTTAGAGGCAAGTATCTAGTACAAAACAGAGTGACAAAAACACTCTATGAAACACCACAGATGTGTTATATGCTGATTGCATGTACACTTTTCCAAGACTATGATCGTAAAACAAGATTGCGTTGGGTCAAAGATTACTATGATGCTATATCAACACATCAAATAAGTTTGCCTACTCCAGTAATGGCAGGTGTACGAACACCACAAAGGCAGTTTTCTAGTTGTGTGCTTATTGAAGCAGATGACAGTTTGGACAGTATCAATGCAACATCAAGTTCGATTGTAAAGTATGTTTCACAAAAAGCAGGTATTGGTATTAACGGTGGCCGTATCAGAGCATTAGGTTCGCCAATCAGAAACGGTGATGCTTATCATACCGGTGTTGTTCCATTTTATAAAATGTTTCAGGCTGCCACACGTAGTTGTTCACAAGGTGGAGTACGTAACGGAGCCGCTACACTTTATTATCCTATTTGGCACTTAGAAGTTGAAGATCTTTTGGTACTAAAAAACAACAAAGGTACAGAAGACAACAGAGTCCGACACATGGATTATGGTGTACAGTTTAACAAACTGATGTATGAACGTTTGATGTCAGGTGGAGACATTACATTGTTCTCTCCTAACGATGTTCCAGGACTTTATGATGCTTTCTTTCAAGATCAGGACAAGTTTCGCGAACTTTATGAAGCCGCTGAACGTAAAACAAGCATACGTAAAAAGAAGATAAGTGCCACAGAACTTTTTTCTGCGTTTATGCAAGAGAGAAAAGACACAGGTAGAATATACCTACAAAATGTTGATCATGCGAATGAACACAGTAGTTTTAAAACAGAAGTTGCTCCTATCAAGCAGAGCAACTTGTGTTGCGAAATTGATTTACCAACCAAAGCATTAAATGATATTAATGATCCTAATGGTGAAATAGCATTGTGTACACTGAGTGCAATCAACTGGGGAAGTTTTACAAATCCACAGGATATGGAAAAGGCATGTACACTTGCAGTGCGTGGACTTGATGCGTTACTTTCATACCAAAACTATCCTATATTAGCCGCACAAATAGCAACTGAAGGCAGACGTCCACTTGGAGTAGGTATTATCAATTTAGCATACTTTCTTGCTAAAAATGATGTAAGTTATAGCAATCCAGATGCACTTAAATTGGTTGATACCTGGGCACAACATTGGAGTTATTATCTTATCAAGGCTAGTGCTGATCTAGCAGTAGAATTTGGTGCTTGTCCACTAAACAATGAAACAAAATATTCTGATGGCGTACTACCAGTTGACACATACAAAAAAGATGTTGATGAGCTAATAGTTCATGTGGATGAAGTTGATTGGACAGGACTAAGAACACAACTTAGGAAAACAGGCATACGTAATAGTACACTTATGGCACTTATGCCAGCAGAGACATCTGCACAGATATCAAATAGCACAAATGGTATTGAACCACCAAGAGCATTTGTTAGCATAAAACAAAGCAAAGATGGAGTACTAAAACAGGTAGTACCAGGATATGCACGTTATAAAAACAAGTATGAACTACTATGGGATCAGAAATCACCAGAAGGTTATTTGAAGATTATGGCAGTATTGCAAAAGTATATCGATCAAGGAATAAGTGTAAACACCAGTTACAATCCTCAACACTTTGAAGATGAAAAGATTCCAATGAGTACCATGTTACAACATCTATTATTATGCTATAAATATGGACACAAACAACTCTATTATTTCAACACATTTGATGGTGCAGGCGAAATAGACGTAGACAAAATGAATGAAACAAAACAACAAGATATAACTATCGAAGAGCCGATGTACGAAGAAGCCTGCGATAGTTGCACCATATAGGAACCATGATGAGTGTATTGAATACAGCCAACAGAGACCATACGACCAGTCTTGCATTTTTAGATCCAGCAGGAGGAGTCGGCATACAACGTTATGATACTCTAAAGTATCGTCAATTTGACAAGCTCACTGACAAACAGTTGGGTTTTTTCTGGAGACCAGAAGAAGTAGATGTACTACGTGATGCAAAAGACTTTAAAGAACTTACTGCTAACGAAAAGCATATTTTCACCAGTAATCTCAAAAGACAAATACTTTTGGATAGTGTGCAAGGTAGAGCACCAATTGAAGCATTTGGTCCTATTGTAAGTCTGCCTGAGTTGGAAAACTGGATTATCACTTGGACATTTAGTGAAACAATACATTCAAAAAGTTACACACACATCATACGTAATGTGTATGCAAACCCAAGCAAGGTGTTTGATGAGATGATGGATATACAGGAAATTATTGAATGTGGTGAAGATATTACTTCTTACTATGATGCCTTGGTAGAAAGTTGTAGTTACTACAATCTACTCGGCGAAGGCACTCATACTGTGAATGGTAAAAAGGTAGTAGTTGATTTATACGAATTGAAGAAAAAACTTTGGATTTGTTTAGCCAGTGTTAACATCTTAGAAGGTGTACGTTTTTATGTATCCTTTGCATGTAGTTGGGCTTTTGCTGAATTAAAGAAAATGGAAGGCAATGCTAAAATTATAAAGTTTATCGCACGTGATGAAAACGTACACTTGGCAAGTACACAACAACTACTCAAATTATTACCAAAAGACGATGCTGATTTTGTAAAAATACAAAAAGAGTGTGAGCCAATTGTAATTAAGATGTTTGAAGATGCAGTTGATCAAGAATGTGCATGGGCTGATTATCTGTTTCGAGATGGATCAATGATAGGACTTAATGCACAGTTGCTTAAAGAATATGTACAGTGGATTGCAAATAAACGCATGACTGCTGTTGGAGTTCCTAGCAGTTATAAAGGAGCAAGCAACCCACTTCCATGGACACAGAAATGGATCGCCGGCGGTGATGTACAAGTGGCTCCACAGGAAACAGAAATAACCAGTTATGTTAATGGTGGAACAAAACAAGACGTTGATAACAATACATTTAAGGGATTTAGTTTATGAGTGTGAGTGTAACTGTATATACAAAAGACTTGTGTGGCTATTGCGATGCGGCTAAAAGTCTACTAAGAAAAATGAATGTTCGGTTTGATGAAGCAAAAATCGGAACCGACATAACCAGAGAAGAGCTACTTGAAATTGCACCTAATGCACGTACTGCACCACAAATTGTAATCAATAACAAGGTTGTTGGTGGATATGACGATTTAGTTGAATACATTGAAAATACAGGATGGAATGGCTCCGGGTACTAATTAATTAGTAACTCTGGAGGACATATGTTAGAAGCAAATAAAACTTACTCATTGCGTCTAAGCGATAGCAGTGAAATTATCTGTAAGATTGTTAGCTCAGATAGTAAAGAAACAATTATATCTCGCCCATTTAGTTTAATACCAACACAACAAGGTGTACAACTCTTGCCTGCAATGATGAGTGCAGATGAGACAAAAAATGTGACCATAAATACAAATAATATTACAATGTACACTGAGACCCACAAGGATATAGTGGCAAGTTATATTCAAGCAAGTACAGGAATTGTAACACCACAAAAAGGTATACTAAAAGGATAAAAATGCCAGGAGCAGTAAGAATAGGCGATGTTAACGCAGGAGGCGGTGCAGCTACAGGTGCTGGTGCAGTTAGTGTGTTCATTAACGGTAGAGCCGCATGTTTGGAAGGAACTTCTGTGACTCCTCATCCTTGTTGTGGAGCTCCAGGTTGTAGTAAACATTGTAATGCAAAAACTACCAAAGGATCTAGCAGTGTAATTGCAACAGGCAAACCAATTAATTACGTAGGCTCTCCAGACACATGTGGCCATCCAAGGGCTAATGGAAGCACTGACGTTATGATACCGGCAGGTTAAGATGTCCTGTGGTGGT